TTTGTCTCTGCGATGCAGGCCATTGAAGTGGCTCCTGCGAGGTATATCCTCTGGATGAAAGGCTGAACCAGTGCATGAATAGCAGTATCCTCTGTATCGACGCACAAAACGTTCCATTTCCCTGCCTCCAGGATGTTGAATGCTGCGCTGTATTCTGCTGCTGTTACGTTAGGATTAGCTCCTGGTGCCATTGCTGATTGTGCGACGTCTGCCAGCACCTTATTTCCGTCTGCTACCTTTGCTGCTGTGAAGTTCTTGCTGTTGGCAAATGCAGCGACTAAAGCTGCAGGCTCTCCGTCTCCGGCTGCTCCTTTTACAAATTCGACCTTTTCAAATTCCGTAGTTCCTGCATAAATAACGCATTCTCTTTTTTCGGAATTTAATAGGCTGTCTCTGATCGTTACACTGAAGGCTCTGTCTCCAACGTACTTTGCTGTGATTGTCACGGCGTTGGCTGCGAGTCCGTCCTTCAGTGTAATTGTTGCTGCTGTTCCTCCTGTGCCCGCTCTTACGGCTTTGACTTTTGCGCAGCCGCCTGCGAACATTTCGGTGATTGTGTCAACGGTCAATGCTGTTCCAAATACCGGCGCTACTGCGTTTGCTCCGTCAAGCTCTATGAGCTGATTAAGCGGCCCCCAATTGGCCTTTATAACTGCAGCGCCTATGCCGTTGATTGCACCGGCCAGCGGAGTTCCACCGGCGTTTTCATATCTGGTATAAACGCCTGGTCTGGCCTTGGTTTCTCCAATTGTGAATACTCCTGGCATATTACTTGACCTCCTTTGTCAAATATTTTGTTACGATTTTCTTTGCCTCTGTTTTTGTGGCTTTTTCGACGCCTGCCACGCGGAAGGCTGCTATAACGCATTCAGGCATTGTCCCTTTTCCGACTACGGTTTCCGCTGCTGCTGCCAGCTCATCCACCGTGTATTCGGCTTCCTGGATTGTCGGTTCCTGGGAAGGGGTTTTCTTTGCGCTTTCGCCCATAGATTAAACCTCCTTGTCATTATTTTGGTTGTTACTCGGTCTGCTGTCTAAACGCTGTATTAAGCGTGTGTACGTATTTCGGTCTTCGCAGTATTCCAAAGCGCACATTAAGCTGCAGCTGCCCTGTTGCCAGGTAATCCACCGCGCTGTCTGCCTTTATGCTCCTGATAAACATTGGCGACGTGTCCAGCATGGTGACTTCTCCTTTAAGTGACAGCGTGTCTACGAGGTATTTCAGCCATTTAAGTCTTGACTCTGCTGCCGGTGCGAATATGTGACCGGCTATGCTTGCGTTCATCCATACCACGGTATTTGTCTCTCGTTCTAAGCTAAGAGCTGCAAGCCTGAAATAAAACGCTGGTTTCATATTGTTGGCCATGAAGTAATCCGGTAATGTGTCAGCTCCAATTACCACTGCCTCCGGTTCCCATTCTCTGATAAATTGATTCATGGCCATTACCGGATCTGGGTCTGTAGTTTCCTGATTCGGGAATGCCAGCACGTCAAACAAAGCGGTTATTCCGATAACGTGCGATCCCTTCGTGGTGTTGCTCTTCAGCTCGAAGTTGTCAGACCTTACCCATCTTAGGCAGTATGGCGGTTGTTCTGCCGGTTGCATGAAAATATCGCGCAGGGCATTTTGTACCTCTGGCTCTATTTCCTCTGGCTGTATGCCCGCCTCGTTGCACCAGATATTAAGGGTCATTAATCCGGATGTCTGCCGCTCCGTGTTGGCCTGAAGATCTACGATAAAGTCAAGCCGTGGGTATTGCTGTTTGTTCTTCCATCCGCTTGCTTGGTCTCCCGGTGGCGATTGATAAAATACCGCTGGAACGTCTTCAAACCGGGCCAGCTTTTCGGTTAGTTCCGTTCTTTGAATGAGCCGGTTATAAATTAAGTCTTCCAGCGTCATTACATAGCGCCTTCCACGTTAATTGTTACAAGATCTGTTGTCCATTTAGCTGCCCACGTCCCTGCTGCTACCTCTGCAGCCAGTATCGTGTAATAATTTGTGACATTGCCAAGTCCAGGCAAAAATAAAACGGTCAGCTTTTCTTCGCTCACCGCTGTAATAATGCCGTTTCTTGGCTCGTCCCATCCACTGTACTGTGCTCTGATCAGATCGCCTTTGTGTACGCTGGCTGTGTCAAATACTTTTCCGACATTGTCTTTAATTAACGGCATGGCTTCCCTCCTTCCGTTATTTGTTCAGGTAAGGCTCGCTGTAGATTGCCTTTATCCTGGGTTTTGCATCCTCGATGATTGGTTCCTCAAACGGACGTGGCGCAATCGTAAGATGATATTGTGTTGTTTTGGTGGATCCATCTTTTTTCTTGATTTTCTTTTCCACCTCGCCGTCGAACCCTTCATCAAGTATTGGTGCATATTTAACTTCGGTTGCGATTGCTGGCTTCACTGTCAGGCCTTTGCCTGTGCTTTCCGAAGCTGTTCTTTGTCTCCAGTTACGGCGTAGGTCTCCGCTTCGTACTGCAGGCGGTTCCCCTGGTGCCGACGCTGTATATTTACTGCTTGAAAATGGTCGTCTGTAAACACGACCGGAACGTTGCCCTCGCAGAACTGTTAGCGCTGCATTTCGGAGCTCAGTGGCGGCTCTGAAAGCTCTCGATTTTGCTTCAAAGTTGATCTTGTCTACCAGATTGTCGATTTCCGGTTTAATGTTCATAGCCATCGAACCGTTCCTCCACATAGTAAATAGTCCAAAGTCCCAAGGCACCAGGTTCGTCTATTCCCTGGATGAAGAATATCCTCTCTCCAAAGACCAGACGGTCTTCCACTGACGCCTTCGGGGTTCCTTTTTGGACTATAGTGTGGCTTATCGGATGTTGAAGCTGCCGCCATCTCTCCTTCTCCTGGGGTTTTGCTTCCGCCAGTACAGCCCTTATTTGTTCTCCTGGCTCGCTGTCATACTCTTTTTTAGCTCTGCCTCGCGAGCTTATGGTCGCTCCTTTTTTCTCGATCGTGAAATCCTTATAAAGGTTTCCTGGTCTAAGATACATTATTACCGCCACCTTCCTTGGTTCCGGCTGCCGGGTTATCCATCATTCCAGCGTAAAAGTAAGGGCTGCCGCCAATTGCGGCCGGGTTTGCTCTCGGTACTGCGTAGCCTCCTATCTCAGCTTTCAGTTCCTTGTACATTTCCCTCCATGCCTCCACGCGTCCTTGCAGCCCCAGGGATAGTGGCCCGACGTCGGTATCTACTTCGTAAGAAAAGCGCCGACATATGCTTTCGACAAGCGCCAGCTTGGCTCTTTTCCATCGGTTCGGGTAAATGCCTAATATTGCAGTTATCTCCTCGTCTGCGAGGGCTGTTGTTTCGGATCCTCCCTCTACCATGGTGTCGCCAAGCTCGAAGCGCATTCTGTCCTTGCCGTTTTCACTGATTTTTGCAGGATCATACGTATAGTTCTTCTCTGCCATTACGCATCACCCTGGCCTTTGTCCTCCTTGTTACCGCCTTCCTTGCCGGTTTCCATCTCCTCCACCCTTGCTATGATTGCTGTCTTGACGGTTTTTCTCGTGTCCAGCGTGTCAATCAATATCAGGGTTTCCTCTTTTTCAATTTCGCCCACTGCCTTGGCTGCGTCCTCTGCATTGAGTTGCATGGTCGCTACCGCTTTTATTATGTCCTCTGGCGTCATTACGAGCTCCAGAACGCCTCCTTTGGCTGTGATAGGTATAACAATATCCTTTTGCTCGTTTCCGTCTCCTGTGGGCGATTTTTGGGCTCCTTCAGCGGCTTTTTCCAGTTCTTCTATCCTGGCAGTAAGCATTTCATTCTCTTCCTGCAGTTTCGCATCTGGTTTTGTTTCCGCTTTGGATATAAAGCCTTGTTTGATTAAGGCTCTTTCACGGCTTGGAAGAACGGCATCAAAAGGGATAGCGTCGCCTACTGAATAAGCGACGCCTCCAAATGTACACGCTTTAGTGCAAATATAACCGTTCATCTATGCTCCTCCTTCTCTTAGATGCATTGGTCGAAATAAATCGCCAAATCATCAGAGGTTTTCTTCATGTCGGTGCTCATTAAGCCTTCCACGAACTCTGAGTGAGTCCCCTTCTCGCCTTCGTACTGGTCAAGTGCTACATACTGGCCGTTGCCAAGCATATCCCATGTGAAGATATAGCCTGCGCTTGGCTCGTCGATTGCAGCGTTGTCTGTTGCGTAGCAAAGAAGTGCTCCGTCTGTTGCGCATACAAACTGCATGTCTTCTTCTCCGATGCCGCCTGCATTATATGTGCTTTCAAGCACTCTTACCTGGTCTATTTGCAGGATTGCTGCAAGGGCTGCGGTTGTTACGATTGCAGGATTTGCTGTGCTGCCGGTGTACTTAACTCTTTCTACGATGTCAGGATGGTTCTTTAAGGCGTTGAATGCGTCCACGCCAAGTGCCAGCCTGTTTGGCTTTCTGCGGCCGTTCTGTTTGATCTCCTTCATTCTTGCATCGAAGAAGTTTACAGGATCAAAGTTTGCATCGTTGAATTTCAGGAATTTCTTTGTTGGCTCGTCAGCTGCTGCTGCACCAGTCCATACATTCCCCCATGCAGTTGGTTTGAAGAAATGCTGCGCAAAGATAATATCCAAGTGGAGCTTCAGCTGTTCTGTTGCAAATCTTACTTTTGCCCTTCTCGGATCCGCTACTCCTGGAGCCTTGCTTCTCTGGTAATTTAAAGAGTCGATCTGGTCGATTCCGACGATTACCTGGTCTACCTCGCATTTGTAGGTGTTGTCTGTCTGTCCCATCAATGCAGGCTGCACTTTACCGAATGCCGGTTTGCGGCTTACATTGTCTCTCGCAAGGTCAGCCTTGCTGAAAGTGTAGTAATAGCTGGAGCTCAATCCTACAGGGCAAATCGGGAATATTGAAGGTGCTACAAAGTCCCCCTCCTCCTGGAAGTAGGCCATGCTCATGTTTGTCAGGTAGTTGTTTGGCTTCCAGCCCTTTGCAATTTCTACCTGAAGATTAGAAACGCTTGTTCCTTTCATAATCTGTTGTCTCCTTTCGTGTTAGTTTAAGCCGGAACCTTGCCGGACTTAACAATTTGTACTTTGATTACTGCTCCTGGTGCTGCAGCTGCTTCCAGTGCGATTGCTGTTACGTAGTTTCCTGCTACGGCTGTCACTGCAGCTCCTGTTGCATCAGCTGTCAGCTCTGCGCCTGCTGCTACTGCGGCTCCTGTCTTCCAGAGGCCGATGTCCTTAACTTGAACGGTTACGTCCTCGCCTGCCGCTACTGCTTCATGTGTTGAAGCAATCAAAAGACCGAGTGCGTTTTCTCCTGCGCCAGCAAGAACGATGCCCCCGGCTGCATCAAACTTTGCAGCGAGGAAAGCGCCATTTGCAATGGCACCGGTGGATTTTCCGACGATGGTCGGGCTGTCATTGATTCCTGTGCTTAGATACATGGTTGTTCCTCCTTATCTCTTATTCTCGTATTCATGTACGAGTTCTGGGTGTTGCTCGCATGCCTTGTCGATAGCTTGAGCTCTCGTCATGTTCGGCATGGATTTCTGGATCTCGTCGGCGTGCTTTTCGAGTGCTGTCCAGGCGTTGGTTTCTCCGTTGCCCTTCTTGCCAATTTCTGAAAAGATACCGGACTTTTCGACCGCCGTTACGCTTGCATCAAGCACGGTGATCATCTGGTCGTATGCGTTTCCGCCTGTTGCCTTTAAGCTCTTGAACAATGGTACGAGCTCTTCAGCTTTTTTGCCGATGATTTCATACTTTTTGGCAATCTCGGCCAGTTCTCTGTCTTCAGCTGCGTCTGCAGACTTGCGAAGTCTTTCAAGCTCTGCTTTTACTGCAGGATGAAGGCCTTTATAGATGTCTTCTCCTCCTGCTGGTTCCTGTCCGGCTGCGGGTGCTGCTGGGTTGCCTGCGCCTTTATTCACATCTGCCGGTGTAGGGTCGCCTGCGGGTTCGTCCTGAATGCCAGCCTTTTTCTCGATTGCTTCGAGGGCTGCAAGCTCTTCAGGTGTCAATTTGCTTTTGTCGATCTTCATGTCTTCCATTTCTCCTTTCGCTTTTTGTTTTTGAATGGTATCTCCCTCCGGATCCTTGGCCGGTGGAGTTGGTTCCGCTTTTGCTATGATGGTCTCCAGCTTTTCTTTAGCTGCTTTGGCCATCTCAAGCCTTGCGGGTGTCACTGGTTGCTCTGACTTGTTGATTTTGTTTGTGGTTTTCCCCTGTGCCCAGGTCGGTATCAAGCCCTTTACTGCTTCGCTGAACTCGTCCACGCTCTGTTCCATGAGGCCTGGTTTATCGGCTTCGTCCACTTCGTCGTCTAAAATGATAGAGCATAAGCTCTCTTCCAAGGCGTAGCAAACGTCCCAGATTTCACTGGTTACTCGTCTGCGTTTTTGCTCGTTCAATTTTTCACCGAATGTGGTAGCCTCGTAGCCTTTGGCTATTTCCTCGATGGCTTGGTCGACGTTCTCGTCACCAATGCCCAGGGCTTTTGCGACAGTCGAGAAAAACTTCTTTACTGCTCCCTCGCTTTTCTCACCTCCTTTCGCAGGGGCTGCGGTGGATTTCGCTGCCGGTGCACCGTCTTTATTTTTAAAGATTAGGAT